TCAGAACGGGGAGAGAGCCCGGCGGAGAGAGACGGCAGAGCCGTAGAGAGCCGCGTTAAGGCAGCACACAAGGTGAGTCATAGCCTCTTTGCCCCGCTCTTTCCACACGCCCTCCGAGCCGGGGAGAGTCAAGGCAAGCCAGTCGGCAAGCGCCATCGCCACAAGATACTCGCGCACCACCTCCTTTATGCGCAATGCCAGCACAGCCGACACGGCATTCGGCTTGAATTGCAAAACCATCCGGCAATTCCGCGAAGAGTCTTCCCCCTCATGCGCCACTCCCCTAACGGGCTTCAGGAGCGGGCCGAGCAATACCCTCACTTCCGAAAACCTCAGATGCAACACCCTGTCAACGCGCTCCACATTCCCCTCTTCACAAATGTCGAACGCCTGATGCAATTCATGGGGAGCCCTCCCCTCGCCGCCCACGTCTGCCGCTACATAGGCAAGGTTGGAAATGTCATGAAGCAATACCTCTCGTTTGAAACACAATTTCATATCCGCACTGTTTAAAAGACACACCGTTAAAAATATTCAAGAAACCGCTACTGGCCGGCCGTGCTTACAGTCCGCTTGGGGCGGCTGCGCTTGTTCACAGCCTCCGAAATGATCTGCAGGCTCACCTCGGCAAGCGAGGAATATTCCGGCGCGTCAGTCTTGTGGGTGATTGTGAACCAGTCGGCCACAGCCATGCTCACCACATACTGATGAGCGGCGGCGGCAAGGGTGTCAACCGTGGAGCTGTTGTAGTTCGACGGCATTTTAAGCCCCAGGTGCAGCTCCTCGTCAGAAGCAATCAGCTCGTTGGTGGCCGTTGTGCGCGCCAGGTCGAGATATTCGCCAAGCTTTGTCTTGAGATTCGAGAAAGCCATAGATATGCTCCTGAGCACCTGGTTGGCATTCTCCTCATCGTCGTTGGCCTGCATATTCGCCACCTGCTCATGGTTGGCGCCGTCGCGACGGCTCTTTCCTGTGAGAAACGTCTTGTTCTGAATGTCATAGACAATCTCCTTGATGTCGAGATTAATATTGATTGTTTGCATAATCCTATAGTTATTTCGTTAATTACTCGTCAGTTGTTTTTTTCTTCGCGGAGCCCGGCGGTGAAACAGCATCCGCTCAATTTCCGCCAGCAGGCGCGACGCCTCCTCTTCCCATTCCTCGGCCTTCTCTTTCATTGAGAGCCGGAACCAACGCGCCGACAGCAGCGCGGCAATCACCGAAAACACCGCAGTCTCCACAGAGGGCGACAGCGAATCGTCGAAAGCCCCGCTCACCTCAAGGTTAAGCGACAGCTCTTCCCGGCCAAACCCGGCTCCCCCCACAAACTGCTTCAGCCTCTCTGCCACAATGGCGCAGGCGTCGCGCCAGTAGCGGGCAAACAAATCGGCGTCCTCCTCCACGATTGCCACCCTCTCGAACAATGCTCCGGAATCGGAATCATCCGATTTCACCCCCGTGTAGGCCGTGATTCTCCCCACTTCGGCAAGCACATCACCACTTTTTATGTTAATTATTATAGTTTTCATTGCAAATCCGATTATTATTATTAACTTTGCTATAATTTTTTAGATTAATTGCAGAAAGGTTTATGAATGACGTCAACGAGACAGTAAAAGACCGCCTCACGCGCTTCCTGCGTGCAGAAGGAATTTCCAAGAGCGAGTTCGCCCGCCGCATGGGCCTTTCAACAGCCTATATCGGCGCCATGCGCAAATCCATGCCGGAAGACAAGGTGCTTCGCATGATGGAGCTCTTCCCCCGGCTCAACCGCGACTGGCTTCTGTATGGGGAAGGCGACATGTATCGCGAAATCCGCCCCGGAGCCGCAGCGCGGCTTCCGTCAATCGACAGCCACATAGTCCCCCTCCTCCCGGTCGAGGCTTTCGCCGGCAACCTTCAGATGTATTCTCAAGGCGTGGAGCTCTCGCAATGCGAGAAAGTGGTGTCGCCGGTGAAGGGTGTAGATTTCGCAATCCGCGTGTCGGGCGACAGCATGGAGCCGGAAATCATGAACGGGTCCATTCTCTACATAAAGAGAATCAACGACCGGGGCATAATCCCCTGGGGGCATCCCGTGGTGATCGACACCGAGAACGGAGTGCTCGTGAAGATGATCGACCCTTCGGGAGATTCCGACCCCTACGACGATTCCGACGGAAACATCGAGGCAAAGAGCTACAACGAGAAATCCCCGCCGCTGCGAATCCAGAAGTCAACCATCTACGGACTCTACCGCATCGTGGCCCAGGTGAGGCTCGGCAACTACATCTGACGCGCTTCAGCCGTCAGAACTTCTGCGCTATCCTGTCGGCAATGAGCCGCAGGGCAGTCCGGTAAGCGGCGGGCGGGATCTCGATCTCCCCGCCGCCATCTATTCTCGGGGCCGGCATATACCAGCCCTCCTCCACTCCGGCATCACCCTCGCCACACCCGCAGAGCCTCAAGGCACGCGCAAAGCCGCCCCGGGAATCCTTCGTCAGTGCCTCAAACGCCATAGGGCGTCCCGGGCCGCCGCATATCCCGCGCCAGCGCCCGTTTCTGAAAACCCTTTTCCAGTCATCGGCCGGAAGCACTTCCGTCACCTCTCTCCCCCAGCCCTTCATCTTCAGATTGAAAAGCATCAGGAAATCATCGGGCAGAGGAAGAATCACGCTCCCGTCGCCCTCACGCGAAAGAGAGTCGCCGGGGAGCAGCCGCCAGCCCGTGAGAGCCATGCGGGGAGTGGAGAGCACAGCCTCGCGGGCGCACTCCTCCACCTCCATCTCCACTCTGGAGCGCACGTCGCCGAAAGGGGACTCCTCTCCGTCACTCATACATTGCGGACACTCCCCCAGAATCAGGGCGACCTGCTCCGCTATCTCGCTCACATTCACTTTCATTGCTCTCTTCAATTACCGTTTCAACGCTGTTCGTCGCCGCTGAGCCAGTCTCCTTGTGCTCCGGGGCATCACCCGCACGCCGCGCCTTCGGCCGCGAAGCCGGCTCCGGGCGCACCTCCATCTCTCCGGTCTCCACAGGGTTGCCGTGGACATAGATCTTGCCACACCTGAAATGCACGCTCTTTTCAATGAGATGCTGAATGGCCTCGCTGTCGGTGGAATACTTAGCCGCCGTCACTCCGTTCGACCCCATTGCGCCACCTTTGAAATGAATCCTCACCGTGGCCTCCCCGGCGCGGAGAGCGAGCTGCCACTCAAGCAGCCCTCTCGCGCCATAAGTCTTCAATACTTTCTTCCTCATCATGATATGCCGTAATATATTTATAAAAGATTACACCTCCCCCTTCACAATCTGCCACTTCACAGTTTCGCCATCCATCACAGCCTTCCACATCTGGCCGCTCTTGGCGTTGGCTGATATGCCGGGGCAATCTTCGGTGAGACAGAAAATCATTCCGTCGGCCACACCCTGCTCCGGGGCCTTGTCCGAGTCCCACAGCACAATTCTCGACACTCCGTCGGCCGGAGCCTCGTCCTCCCCGTCGATCCACACATGGCAGGTGCCCTTCAGCGCCACGGCGTCCCAGATAAGGAGCCCGTTGCGAGTGGCCTCCTCACCCTCCACACGGTCTTTGAAAGAATGCTCGGAGGCATACACATAGTGAACCAGTCGGTTGTCGCCTATCAACGCTCCCGAATTGCTCCAGCCCAGGCGGTCGAGCGTAGGCTCGCGCTTTATCTCGATGTCGCCAAACACGGTGTGGAAATTGGTCACAGTCCACCCCACGCTGTTCACTTTTGTCGAAATCTGAATCTCCGGATGCTTTGAATAGTCAATCTTCTGAATCGATTCCAGAAGGTTCTTGCCGGCAAGGAGCATCGCGCTCTTTGGCACATCCTCGCCGGTGAAAAACATCTTGGCGAGTGCGATAATCTTCTCCACAGTCCACTTCCCGGGCTCCTGGAGCTCCCTCTTGAACTGCCAGCGAAGACCCTCGGTGGTGTAGACATACTGCATACCCATCTTGGCCACGCTCACCTTGAACTTCCCGGCCCTTCCGGCCCAGAGAGTCCTGTTGCCGCGCACCTTGAAATTGGCGATAGCCTGCTCGGCGATCACTGCCTTTGAAAACGGCAGCCTCTTCTTCTGGCTCTCGAAATAGTCGCTCACCACCTGGTTCATGCCCCGTTTCTGAAGATAAATCCTCGTGGGCTTCGGAAGAATAAGGTCGGGGTCAACCTCTTTCTGGGTCTCATAGAGAGAGTTGGCAAGTATTATCACCGTTGTGCCGGCGGGAATACGGGGGATGTTCCCGAACTCGTCCTCCGGGTTTGTCTTCTCCCCGTTCACTGCCCTCACCACGGGGGAGGTGGATGTGGAGTCCTGCCCGGTCACAAACAGCATCAGGTCTTTCCCCGGCGTAGGGTTCTTCCCCTCGGCGTCATATCCGCTCACCCCCTTCACAAGCAGCGTGGTGTAAGGGCGGAGCAGGCTTCCGTCGGTCTCCGAAACCGGCAGCACCACATACCCTCTCGACATACCTCCGCAATCATCCACAGTCACCACCGAGGAGCGCGCCTCGTCAATCATGTAATGGTCCACCTCCGGACTGTTCACATTCACGCGCTTTGCGCGGAGCATAAGATTCATCAGCGGGGTGTCTTCGCTGTTAAAGCGGAAAAGCTCCTCATCCACAGCCGTCCCGATAAGGTTGGCGTCGCTCATCCCGCCCGAGGCGGCGGCCGCCGCGCTCACTGTGGCGGCCTCGCCGCCAACTTGCGTTCCCTGCCCCGATGTGCCGGGGGCCACTGTGGGAGTGCCGGTCGAGACAGCCACCGACTCCATCCCTGTCGCAATATTCTTCACCATATCTTTTTGATTTTATATTTGTTTATAAATTACACATTTACGAATTAGCCTCCTTTGCCACCGAGAATATGTCAGGGCTTTTCACCTCTCGCCCGGAGCCACCTTTGAGATGCGGGAGGCCGTCATCCTCATCAGGGAAATACTCCGCCACGATCTTCGCATTCCTGCCGTCGAGCTCACCCTGGCGGTAAGCCGCCTCCTTGTCTTTCTCATAATTGAGGGCGTTAAGCAGAATAGCCAGCACCGTGCCGCTCACCTTCCCTCTCAGGGCCTCGATGGCCATCTCCGCAAGCATCGTGAGAAGCGCCTTCACCATAGCCGACGCAAGGTCGTGCTCCTCGGCGAATCTCCTTATCTCCTGAAGCGAGGCCACAATGTTGCGCTTCATGGCATAAGAGCAGCCCCTCTTTTCGCCCGGGTCCTCATACGCCGCCTCTTCATTCTCAGCCTCATCTCCATTCCCCGTTTTCTCGCCACCCCCCTGCTGTTCACGCCCCTCCGGCGCCCCTTCCGCTTCCGGGCCTCCCCCTTTCTCCGGGCCTTCACGCTCTCCGGAGGCGATTTCGATGAGAGTGGTCACCACCTCCGGAGCCGGGTCGGCCGGAATCTCCTCTATGTCGCGCGAATATTTTCGTAGCAAATCTTTCATCCACGCCAGCAGCCCTCTTGAGCCGGCCCTCTCCTCTCGATTTTTCTCGTCTTGATTCATAACTGTTTAATTAATTATCTCGATTTTTACAGTGCAAAATTATAACTGTTTATAGCATTGCTATTGTTATTCTAACCTTTTTATATTAACTTTGCCTCGAAAAACATAAACTATAAACTTCAACGACTATGCGCAAACCCAAATCTGTTGCTGAGTTCAGCGACCAGCGAAACCAGTTTCTGCTCAAAAATTTCAGAGAGGCAATAGCAGTGCAATCAAAGATAGACCTTAGCAATGCTTTCAAGACATCCACACGCATTCCGGCCCCGCGCTTCTGGGTGAGCGAGCAGCGCGCCGCAGGCGTGGTAGGGAAAATGCTGGCCGGCCACGACCCGACGGCCGACATGTATGAAGAGAAGAGGGAGATGTATCGCGAGATATTCCGCCGATTCATGAAGCTCCGCGAGGAGCGGCCCGAGGAGAGCATATATCAGCTCGTGTTTGAAGTGGTCAACAACCCGGCCCCGCGCTCTTACATTTCTGAAGAGCGCGCGCGAAAACTGATCTACGCCGAAAGGCGCACCATAAAGGAAAGGAGGCCGAGATGACGCCATGCCCACAGGTAATTGAGTCTGTGCTGAAAGAGAATGAGAAAAGACTGAACGCAATCAACGCCCCCTACGACCCGGTCAGGGGGAACCCGCGCGACCCCAACCGGTTCCGGTTCAAGGTGGATGGAATCGACGAGCTCTGGCTCCCCGTTCAGATGAAGGGGGAGCCGCTTGTGGCCGACCTTTTGAGATTCGGGTCGCTGGCGAAATACCTTTATAAGATGAAGTCTGCCACAAGCGACGAGGCTTGCGCCGCCACGCTCCGCGAGCTTTCGAGGCTGCGCTGCCGTCATGACTTCCCTTTCTGGGCCGCCTCTTACGCATATATAAAAAGGAAGGGTGGCGGCGACGACGTGCTGCTCGTGCTGAACCGCCCGCAGCGAAAGCTCGTCAACGCTCTCGAAGCCATGCGGAGGGAAGGGCGCCCTATACGCCTCATTCTCCTCAAAGCCCGCCAATGGGGCGGGAGCACCTGTGTGCAGCTCTACATGTCATGGCTGCAGCTTGTGCATGAAAAGGGGCTTAACTCTCTGATAATAGCCCATCAGGGAGCGGCCACCGATGAGATAAAGGACATGTTCGACAGGACGCTTCGCTTATACCCCTCATTTCTGCTCCATGAGCCGGGCGAAAAGGAGCCGGAAGGAAAAAAGCGCGTGGAGCGCGTTGGTGGCGCAGGCGCGGCATTCCGGGTGATTGCACGCAACTGCAAGGTTAAGGTGGGCACAGCAGAGCGCCCCGACTCCTGCCGGGGCGGCGACTACAACCTTGTGCACTGCTCGGAGGTGGGGCTATGGAAGGCCACCGCACAAAAAAGCCCGGAGCAGATTCTCCGGGCGGCCTGTTCGGGCGTGCTCCTGAAACCCATGACCATGATTCTCTTCGAGTCAACGGCCAACGGCACAGGAAATTTCTTCCATAGGGAATATGAGGCGGCGCGACGCGGTGAAAGCCAGTTCCGTCCCCTGTTTGTGGCATGGTATGAGATTGAGCAGTATTCCCTCCCGTTCGCTCCCGGCGAAAGGGAAAACTTCGCCGCGCAGCTTGTGGAGGGGCGCGAGGCCATGCACGCCGTTTCCGACCGCAGGCAGCCGGGCCGCTACCTCTGGTGGCTCTGGGAGAGGGGAGCCACGCTGGAGGCGATCCACTGGTATGTGAGCGAACGCTCCAAATATTCCGACCACGGGCTTATGGCCGCCGAATACCCCTCCGACGACGTGGAGGCGTTTGTGCATTCCGGCGCGAGGGTGTTCGACAAATACAAGGTGGAAGACCTGCGGCGCGAATGCCGCGCCCCGCTCATGAGGGGAGAGATCGACGGCGACGCCCCCTCAGGGCCGAAGTCGCTGCGCAATGTGAGATTCAACCCCGACGCCAACGGGGCGCTCGCCATGTGGCGAGACAGGGAGATCGACCCGGTGGTGAGAGTCACCGACCGCTATCTTGTGGTGGTCGACATCGGCGGCCGGTCCCTTAAAGCAGACTGGACGGTGATTGCCGTGTTCGACCGCCGCCCGATGTCCGACGGCGGGAAACCGGAGATTGTGGCCCAATGGCGCGGCCACACCGATTTCGACCTCCTGGCCTGGAACGCCGCCAGGATTGCGGCATATTATTGCAACGCCCTGCTTGTGGTGGAGAGCAACACCCTCGAGACTGCCGACCGCGACCGCTCTGTCGACGGCGACCAGTCGGCGTTCCTCCTCAACCAGATTCGCGACGCCTATCCCAACCTTTATGCCCGCCGCGGCCCGGAGGAGGCTGTGTGGCAGGGTGCCCCGGCAAGATACGGCTTCCACACCAACGTGGCCACAAAGCCTATGGTGATATCCACACTCGTCCAGGCCATACGCGAAGGGCTTTATGTGGAGCGCGACGAGCTCTGCCTCTCTGAATATCTTGCCTATGAGCAGCGCCCCAACGGCAGCTACGGGGCCCTCCCCGGCCATCACGACGACCTCCTTATGACCCGCGCCATCGGCCTCCACATCTGCTTCCGCGAGATGCCGCCCCCGCGCCTTATAACCCGCAGCGACTCCGGGCCAAACCGCCCGAGGCCGGCATCGGCCGCAGTTATCTGACCGGCCGCCTCTCCACACGCCCGCTGCCGCGCCGCAGAGATTCACAGCGAAAACTCTTTGGCGCGGCAGCTGTCTATGAAGGAGGCGAATGTGTCGAGAATGTCGCTCAGCGATGTCAGCGCATTCTGTGTCTGCTGGTTATAGAGAGTGCCGCTCACGGAGTTGTTTGCAAGGTTCCCTTGCAGCGCCCCGTTCACTCCGCTCACATCCTCAAGCATCTTCAGCTGAATGTCAAGAAGCTCGGTGATTCCGATATTCGCGGCGTTGCCGCTCACCTGCCGGGGGTCGGGTACGCCGGCCTTCGGCTTATACACGATCACTCCGTTAAAACGGCTCCACTGGTCGGCCACCTCCCGGAGGTTTTCAGGCTCCACCGAACCCTCGGGCAACAGCAGCACACCCTTTGCCGACGCCCTCATCACCCAGTCATAGAGCGTGATAAGCCTGTTGGCATATCGCTGCTGGTCAATCATATCGTTCACAAACGAATGAATCTCGCCGTCGAAAAAGGGGTAAGCCTTCATCACATAAGGGTGGCTCCCGTGGCGATAGGGGGAATCCCCCTGCCGGAGAATCTTCCCCTCGGCGTCGATAAAATAATATCGCCACACGTCTGCCGTGAACCATCGCGACCTGCAGCCCGCCCCCCGGCGCGACCCCTGCCACTCGTCCTCCTCCACCACGGCCACACTGCCGCCCACAGGGTCGTGTACAAGCCTCCGGGGGCGGCGCTCCCTGCGCCACACCTCCATCACCCTCTGCCTCATACCCCTGTCGCGCCCGAACCGCGCCTTCATCGCGGCATAATCCTGCGGCGTGGCCACAAAAGCGTCGCACCATCCCCCCTCGTCAACCTCGTGAATCTGCCCCACAATGTTCATGTCCCAGCCGCGCACGTCGCGCATCGCCCCGTCGAAAAAGAAACTGTCGGGCGACACAAAGTCTGTCCACACCCCTTGCTCGCCGTCGCGGAAGCCGCGCCATTTCTTATGTACGGCAAGCCCCGAAATCAGAAACTCCTCCATTGTGCGCGAATAGAGCTCATAAAGCCCGTTGCGGGCAGCGCGCTCCCGCTCTTCCCCCTCCCACTTCTCCATCTTCTCCGCGAGCTGGCGGCGGAACACACCCAACACATTCCTCACAATCCTGCGTATCAGATTATTTTTCAGCGGTATGTTACCCTCCGACACTATATATTCATACTCCGTCATGCGGCGCCCGTCCACCTCTATCACATCGTTCCACTGCCTCCCGAACGTGTAGTCCTTGTTGCGCCTCCTCTCCCGCCTGAACTCCGACCCGCCGTGCCAGCAGGCAAGCGCCTCCTGCATCACGCTCCATCCGTCACACCCGCCTCGGCCGCATTCGCGCCTCGCGCCGCCAAACTCTCTCCTGATTGCTGCATAATCTTTCATATCTTCAGTCTTTGATAATAGACCCGCAAAACTAATGCCCCCGCATCCAGTCATCTGCATATTCTGCCCATTATTGCTTGTATCCGTAAACAAAAATCATCCAATTAACTTATTTTAACAATATTTAACACCCATAATTTGAAGCATAATAAGATAAGTATTAATTTTGCGCCACATTTAAAGGTATTATTACCAGGGTGTTTCCCTGGTGCTTACTACTTATTATTGTCGGCAAATATCGCCGCTTACTGCTCACAACCTTTAACCGGCCATTCTCGTGGCCTTTTTGATGTATGTTTCATTCATTACGACAATTTGACACAAACACTTGTCGAAGGAGTAGTCTCAGAATTACCCCCCCCGAAATCTTATATTCTGATTTTCAACAAGTTAACATTCTCAAATCATCATATACCCGACATCACTGACATTGTCGGGCTATGATTCATGTCCATATATCCGGCATCAGGCGAGGCTGCGCCCGGCTTCATGCCCCTGCAAGGCATGGCCATGACCGTCCGCCGGGAGCCGGAATCTTCCGAACCATCTTATTATGAAACTTAAACTACTTATCATCGCGCTTCTGGCGCTCGCTGCCCACACCCCGGGCATAGCTCAGAAAGCAGCCCTGAAAACCAACCTCCTCAGCGACGGCTTCCTCAACCCCAACGCCGCTGTCGAAATCGGGCTCGCCCCGAAATGGACTCTCGACCTGTCCGGGCAATTCAATCTCTGGAAACTCTCGCACGACCGACAGTGGCGGCACTGGGCGGTGCAGCCGGAGGCCAGATACTGGTTCTGCGACCGTTTCTCAGGACACTTCATAGGTGCGCACGTGCTCGGAGGGCAATACAACATCGGCGGGTTCGACCTCGGGTTCTCCATGCTCGGCACCGACTTCTCAAAACTTAAAGACACACGCTATCAGGGTTGGTTCGTGGGCGCCGGAGTGGCCTACGGCTACGACTGGGACCTCTCGGAGCACTGGAACCTGGAGGCGGAAATCGGTCTCGGATGGACCTACACGCGCTTCGACCGGTTCCGCTGCACCGGATGCGGAAAGAAAATCGAGGAGAACAAGCCCCACAACTATTTCGGGCCTACAAAAATAGCCATAAACTTAGTCTACATCTTCTGACCACACCTCATAACGTTTCCGACTGATATGAAAAAACTTGGACTCCTGACTGCGGCATTGATCGCCGCCGCGCCTCTCACCTCTGCAAAGGGGATCGCCCCTGTGGGTGTGGACAGCATTTCGTTCGACCGCCACGGCGAATACATGATGCTCGACATGAATCTCGACCTCACGCCCACCGACGTGCAAAGCCGACGGGCACAGGTGCTGACGCCTCTTATCGTCTCCGAAAACGGCGACACGCTCTCACTTCCCTCTGTGGGCGTCTATGGCCGGCAAAGATACATAAACTATCTCCGCAACGACCGCGCGGGGCTTTCGCGCGAAAGCGAGACGGCCTTCAAGGCATCTGAGAGGCCGGCTGATTTCAGCTATGAGGCCGCAGTGCCTTTCCAGCCCTGGATGAACGGCTCGCAGCTGCTCATGCGCCGGCGACTCTTCGGATGCGCCAACTGCCTCATAGAGGAGAGAATAGACCCTGTGACCACATATTTTCAGGTAAACCCCGCAATTCCGGAGATAATATATTTCGACGCCAAGGACGAGGGTCCCGTGGTGGAAAGCCTCGAAGGGGCGGCATACATCGACTTCATCGTCGACAAGACCAACATCGAGCCGAACTACCGCCGCAACCAGCAGGAGCTG